TCTGGACATTACGCCAAGACGTTGAGAGCCAAGCTGTGTAAGGCGCTGGATCTCAGTTGCAGTGCGTACGTCTGGTGTGGGCACACCCTGTTGCGCGTCTGATGCGGCGGCAGTTCTGTTCTTGAGTTCAGAGATAGCGCCGATGTCGTTCCAGTGTCCTCTTGTTACGTCAGGGACTTGGGCTATGAATACGCCGTCGCCGGGGTTTGTTCCCGGCATTGTTCGTACGACGCCCCATGGGTTACGGTCAATAAGATCTGGGATGGAGACCTGTGTTGGGTCTGCAAAGATCAAGTTGTTGAGTGCGGCTTGTACGTTATCTATACGAGAGCGAAGTAGCCAAGTGGCGACATCGTGAAGGGGTAGGAGCAGGTCGTATAGTGATTGGCCGTATGTCTTGTGGCTATCGTGATAGATGCCGCCCATAACTGTCGGGAACTGCTGGCCGTACGGGTTGAGTTGGCATCGTATAACATACTGTTCGTCGAGTATGGTTAGGAGAAGCCAAATGGATTCGACGTTAGGTAAGCCTACTTCGTAACCCGCTAGGTTTACCCAGAGTTCGTCAACTACGTTAGCGTTAGATAGTTTGATAGTGCTACTTCTTTCGTTGGCCAGTGACGGATCAATGTTCCAGCCACGCCCCTCTTCATTGTTGTACTGGTGGCAAAGCCAACCGAGGCGGGTTACGTCTAGTCGGTTACGCATTGCGGGAAAGCGTTTCAGCTTTGGGTAGAGGCCGGAGCGCAGAAGATTGTTGTAGGTTACAAAGTCGGTGAAGCCGATAAAGCCCATTGATTCCCAATCGCCCCATGAAACGCGAGGGTCAGGGAAGGTGCGGCGTGGATCGAAGTTGATGATGCGATTATGGTTTGATGTGGAGTCCCATACGATTTTTGTTGGGGCGAAGCCATAGCGGATGGCGTCCTGCATCATCTGTGCTACACGGGCCTCTCCTGCGGTACGGCGCATGTGCTGGTGGAGTACACGCTCTAGTATCATGGATACTTTGCGTGATTCCCTGTTTAGACCTTCGAGTTGGAACATAGGGTTCCGACCAGCGAGTGCGGCCATAAGATAGGTCTGCACTGTGTCGGCGATAGCACGGGTGTCAGTGATAACAGCCTTTTCGCGGAACTGGGTTGAAGTGTCGGGTACGTATACGTCGTGTGCGCGGTCTGCTTCCTTCCAGTGGGGGTAGCGTTTGGATATACGCGAGTGCGACATATCCATACAGGCGCGAGCAAAGTCTACAAGTTTTTGTTCTTCCTCGTCTGAAAGGAGGGAGGCTATGTCTTGTAGTTCTTCTAAAGCGCGGAAATGAGGGGAGAGGTCAACGATTGTGTGATCCTCTGTTCCACGTAAATCACGATAGTCTGACATTACTTGATTCTCTTTGTTGAAAGGGTATTTGTCGTCCCGTTATAGACCCCAACCACGCCAAGTGTTGAGTTCTGAAAGGGGTGAAATAGAGTCTCTATGCTTACTGTAATGGTTGTTTAGAGATTCAGATACATTAATGGGGGCATCGAATGATGCGCCAACGTGCATCTTAGAGATTGAGTCTAAGAGGATGGACAGTGCATCTACGTCGTCGTCGTGAACGGCGGATGGAAAGGAGACAGTGGCGTCGATAAAGTCGTCTACCCAATGAGCGCCTTGGGGAAGCCAAACGCGACCGCCCTCTATAAGAGGTGTGACAGTGTGTGCGCGAGCTACCTTGTCTGCGTTTACCTTATAGGCGATAACGGAAACGCCGGACTCATGCTTTAGTTCTTGGATTAGGGATTGGCCGGAGGCTTTATCTTCGATGTAGAGGCCGCGCAGTCCTTTGCCACGGTATTTGGTATTGAGGTGTACAGCCTTCTGCTTTAGTTCGGGGAAGTCGTAACGACCCTTTACGCGGTCAATAATGTAGATGTCGCCGTCTGTGGCTAGGCCGCCGACTAGGAATACGGAATAGTCAGCGGTTTCGGTCTTTTTGAAGGCGGTATCTGCGGCAATGATGATTGCGCTGAAGTTGGTAGGGTTTATGATTTCAGGGTCATAGAACTTCCACCAGTCAGCCTTGATGATGTTACCGCCTTCGATGTATGGGGATTGCTGGTATAGGGCGGCGAATTCGCGAGGGTTGAGGCGTTCGATACGGTTGAGATTATCTAGGGGAAAGCGCTCAGGCCATAAGGCTACTGTCTTAGTTGGGCTGTAGTGGCGTTTTTTAGGGGATACCTTGGAGAGTTCCCCTGTCTTTATATGTCGCGGATCATCGGGTGGCAACTCTGCCACGGATCTCATAACCCCACAATTAACTTCTTTTTTAGCCGGGAAGTTGATATGAAGCCATCTGTTCTCCTGCCAATCTTCAGTGAGTTGGATGCGGCCACCTGGGTCGTCCGGGTGCCAGCGCGTGAGGATCATGATCTGTATGGGGTGAGAGCCGTTGGCTTCTGGTTGGAGCCGGGTGGTTAGAGCGGATATGTAGTAGTTCCATGCGTTATTACGGGTGGTCATGGACTCAGCTTCTTGGCGGTTTTTGATGGGGTCATCGATAATGAGTAGGTTGGCTGGTCGGCCAGATGTAGTGCCCCCCATGCCTATGCCGAAGTATGCGCCGTTATCTGTAGTGCGCCACACATCTGCGGCGCGGGATGTCTGGTCGAATGCGAAATGGGGGAATATCTGCGGGAAGATAGGTTCTTCCGCGATACTGCGTACTGCTCGTCCAAAGTCAACTGCCAGTGAGGCGTTGTATGAGGTGGACATTACGTAGCGTGATGGGTTGCGGCCCATGTAGTAGGCGGGGAATAACTGGGTGGCGAACGTGGACTTGGCGTGGCGTGGCGGCATGTTGATGAGGATGTTGTAAACAGGCTCGCCATATTGGTTTTTCTTAATTAGGTTTCCCTTCTTATCTGTGTCTCCTGTGAAGCCAGAGTAGAGATTACGCTTCTCTAGTAAGTTGAGAGCGTGCATTAGCGTGTATTGGAACTTGGGGATCTTCCATTCAGGGTGCATTGATTTAACGAAATCAACAAACGATAGCTCTGCATTGCGTACCTGTAGTACACGCTTAGCCGCCTCTTTCTGGCTTAGTGTCATTTGATCTCCTCAATAGGAACGCTATCGAGAGTCGGGCTTGCGCCGCCGTAGTCTCTTACGGTCTCTACTCTTGTGGCGGCAAGGTCTGCGGCCTTAGTCCTGTCATGGATGGTATTAATCATCATAGACATAAGGTGATCGTAAATGGCTTGCTGACGCTTTATCGGGTCTTTGATTTCATGGAAACGCTTCTGCTTCATTGATGACGCAAGCTCGTTCACGGATACAGAACTGCTGAATGTTTTATGTTTGGTGATGTCCATGTGTCTAATTCCTGTTACACGTTAAGAAAAATGGTGCTACTGCTCGTGAAGAGGGGTACGGTAACACGGCGAAATCGAAAAGGGGGGCGGCGGGTATACCCCCCCCGCGTGTGTGAAATCGCGCATCACGACGCGAATGCCTCACGCGTGAATAAGAGCAAAGCTCTTATCTCTATTTGGCGGTGAATCGGCAGATCGCTGATTCCCTGCCACTCGGTCAGGACTCACCGGGATAGGCGCGTAAAGCGCAGGAGTACGCAAATGACTACGAAAACAATGCCAGTTCTCACGACAAAGCCGAAGATAATCGCGATTAACGGCCCGAAGGGGCGGATGGAGCTCAACGGTCACCCGATTCGCTCGCTCAAGGTCGGGCGGGTCACGAAGTTCGGCGTAGCCGTGAAGGGAAATCTGCACGAAATACAGGCGGTTAGCCCGATGATCGTGACGGTGGACTTGTCCGCTGACCCGCTTGTGAAGGGGCGTGCGGAATATCGCGAAGCGAGTAAGGCTTGCAAAAAGGCTGATCTCGCGAAAGTGCGTGCCGGGAAAATGCCGAAGGCAGAGGCGGAGCCCGAAGGGACTTGGGAACTCTCGCAATTCGCGCTCAACGGTCGCGCGGCGCACCCTTTCCCCGAAGATGCGAAACTCGCGAAGCGGGTCGAGAAGATCGAAAGCCTCCTCGAAACCCTGATCGAGAATCTGGTTAATTCATAACCGCGCACAGGCACACCAATGGCGATCCCTTCGGGGGTCGCCATTTTTTTTGCGTGTTTTTTGTGTGTCCTGATGGCTTGGAGTTTGGCTTGACACGGTTCGACACGGAAATGACACAACAACAGCCTAAGTGCTTGATTTTTCATCACTCAGGACTCCCTTGGAAGGGGATTCTTCGACCTG